CGTGCCATGGGTCTTGTTGGTCTCGCGGGCTTCCACGATCACCTTGGCCACAGGATGGTCACAGGAATCCAAAAAACCCTTTGTGAAGCTTGCCGCGCCGGCGCTGGTTTTGCCATAAGCGATGCCCAACTTGTTGAACGCATGGGCAATGCTGGCCGCTGCCCAGATATCCACAGTTCCACCGCACAAGGACTTGAGCTCTGCAAAGATGGCCTTCTCACGTTGGACAAGTCTGTGGATAGTTTGTTCACAGTTTTCGCGGTCGAAGCGAATACCACGCATGGTGAGGTCCAAGAGCACTGGAAAGACGGCAGTCTCCAAGTCAAAGATGGATTCAACCTCGTCTTGGCGCATCTTGATTTTGAAATGGTTCCAAAGTTTCAGGGTCAGCGCCGCGTCTTGCTCGGCGTATTCCCCGACGTACATGGCAGGAAGCTTCCATAGTTCTTTCTTGGGATGAACGCCAAAGTCGGCAGCAGCCTGTTTGAGAGCGGCCTCTGACTTGACTTCTTTAAGGTAATCGAAGCCAAGCGCATTGAGGCTGTACGAGAAGCGGTTCTCATCGAGAAGCGGGGCAGCAAGCATGGTGTCGCAGATTCGGCCGTTGATGGTGAATCCGCTTGCGCGAAGCCAACCGGCATCGTAGGCGGCGTTGTGCATGATTTTGTCGGCGGGGGTGGCGAGGATATCTTTAACCCATCGCTCAACCAAACGCTTATCCAGATTACCCCCACCAGCATGAGCAACAGGATAGTATCCGCTCCAACCGTCAACAGCCACAGCATAACCAGCAATGAAGCCGTCGTTGCGGGGCCATCCCGGCCCAAAAGATTCCATATTAGGGTCACAAGTTTCGAGGTCAATTGCAATCTCCTTGGCGGTGGACAGATTGGGGAAAGTCTCCGGTGGCACCCACTCAGTGAGTGTTGGAAACAGTGGCATGGTTTTCACAGGCGAAATCCCTTCAGTTCATTCTTTGGAAGCACGTAGTGCAGTGATTGTTTGGCGCGCGTGATGCCTACATACAGCAGTCGGTTCACATCGTCTGAGTTGCGCTCGTACTCCTTGGCAAAGCGTGTAGACAGGTCCCCGAGCAACAGCACGTTGTCCGCCTCGCCACCTTTGGCTCCGTGGATCGTGGACAGCTTGATGGGGATGTTGCCCGTGAGCTTTGTGCCACGACGCAAGAGCGCGATGATGTAGTCGCGCTTGTCTTCGCCAATCTTCAAAAGCGCCTCATGCCAGATGATGTCCGGGGCCAAGAGCCCTTGTTCTTGCCGCAAGCGTTCCATGCTGTACACGCCGTTCGGGTCCGCGAGCCGTAAGCCTTTGTACCCGTGCTTGATGAAGTCGGAGCCCAAATACTTGTAGACGTTCTTCACAACGGGAAACGGCAATTCTTTGCCGCGTCTAAGGTTCTCCCAGCCCAGGACGGCAGACAGGATGCCTTCTGAGATGCTCCGTTGGCCGTGGCGCTCGAACAGCAAGCCCTGGCTCTTGATCCACGTATGCATCTCAGAGAGCATGTAGTTGGTGCTGGCAAGAATTAGCCAGTTGCCGTGGGTGATGTCCACATGGGAGAAGTCGTTGTAGTAATGGATGTGGCCCTCTTCTTCGCGGGCCTTCCACACCTTTGGCTGGCGCTTTTTGATGCGGTGCACAATGGTGTTTGCAATTGCGTGGATTTTGGCAGGCACGCGGTACGATTGATCGAGGATGGTGATTGCGCCGTTAAAGTTCAGAAAACTATCGACGTCGGCCCCTGCCCAGTTGTAGACGGCCTGGTCATCATCCCCGGCTAAAAAAGAACGCTTTGACCTCTTGGCCAACTCTGTCACCAAGTCCCACTGTAGGCGTGAGAGGTCTTGTGCCTCGTCGATGATCAGCGCGTCCAGTTTAGGGAGCCGCTCAGGTTGGTGCACGATCTGCTCAAGCAGGTCAGTGAAGTCCAAGAGCGCCCTGCTTTGCTTGTAGTGTCGGTAGGCGCGTTCCACAAACTCAAAGTGGAACCACTCAATGTCCATGCTGCTTTGGTTGTAGTGCGTGCGTAGGTCCAGGCCCTTGATCCGTGCGATGTTGATCTCGTTCAGGATTGGGTTGTCCACCTTCACCATGAAGTCCTCGTCACCGTTTTCAATGGACAACTCAATGCCGGCCTCTTTGGCAAAGGCCTTGTAGTCCTCTGGCGTCATCATGTCCTTGGTACCGATGCCAAGGCAGCGATAGGCCAAGCTGTGCAACGTACGAAACCAAGGGAAGTCAAGGTCTGGGTT